ATCTTTTAGACTTCTTGCCATTCATAATTTTTTACCAGTTGCCAATACTTTAATATACTATTAAACATTTCTTTATGTTTCTCATGTGATTCTTTATCCCAGATATGACAAAGAACTATACTTGTATCTGCTCTATCAACAAAGATAGATACTCTTTCAGGGTCAGTTATATTACAACCTTGAGCATAAGCAGATAGTTGCATACCATGTTCATCATATACTAACTTACTAGGTTCTTTACCCTCAAGGTTATCTTTAGTTTTAAAGTCCACAAATATTCCTGACTTGGAATACAAGTCTATCTTACCACCATATCCTTGATTAGCACAGAAAGAATCTTCTGCTATCCATTCTTCATTAGGGAAATTTTCATCTAACCATGCCTGTATAATCTTATAAGTTTTAGATTTACCTCTACCAAGAAAACCTTTTTCAATCATAGCATGGATTTTAGTTCCCTCTGTCGCAGCTTTAGAACCTATCTGTTTTGCATCAGACTTACATCTATACACAAAAGAATCCATAGACTCTTCATCTCCTATGTCTAGTGTTGCTGCAGATTTAATAGCTTGAGTTATCTTCCAATTCTCTAGTGCAGGTTTTGCAACCATACCAAGAATAGTAGTGACAGAAGGAACAAGTCCTAAACTTTTAGCATCTCTTAATGTAGTGTTTCTTTCTTTACCATTAGCACCTATGATAGTGTACATAGGTTCTCCCTCAAGAGAATACCAATGTCCTGATTCGGATGTAAACTTATTATACTTATCTAATTCAGTTTTGTCAATACCTTTAGTCATCTTTTAGGTCCTTAAATGTTTTAAATACATCAGATGAAAATAATTTTTTAATATTTACTAACCACATTCTACTTGCTTTATGGTCGCCACCACTTACAGACTTCTTAAAATCTAATTTATCTATAAGTTGTTTTAGTTTTGGCACATCAAATATAAAGGTGCAGAATATGTCATCATCAATACAAAGATTATGAAACCAAAAGTCTGCTTCAGTTGTAATAATACCAGATGGTTTACCATATGATTCATATTCAATACATATGTTTCCTGTCTTCATCCACATACCTCGTTCAGATTTTACTTCTATCTTTTTATCTGTAAACATTTCTGCTATTTTATCTTCTCTTATTTGACCATACTCTAAATCTATGTCAAACTTTTTTCTATCTTCTTTAGTGGGTTTCACTCCAATTACCTCCTATTTTATATTCGCCTGTTAAATTACATCGCATATTAAATTGCTCTGTCACCTTTTCAATACTCTCAACGCCCATTCTACCTACAGCATCTGCTTGAGATTCCTTTACTTGTAGTTGCCATTCATCATGGATGTTAGCAACAAAACAAGCATCAAGAGTATTCAGTTTTATTAATTGATATAAGTTTATCATAGCCTGTTTCATAACAATAGCACCACTACCTTGTAATAAAGTATTAAGTGCAGCATGAGGACTTCTAACATATATCTTTCTACCATCTATACCTTTTAAGAAACCTCTATTCGCAGCTTGTTGAACTCTATCTCTTAACTTCTTAAGAGCAGGTAGATTAGCAAAGAATCTTTGTTTTAAAAGTTTACCTTTTTTAATATCTCCATTAATAATACTTCCTATCTTTGCATCTCCTGCACCATAGACTAAAGCATATATAAATGTCTTTGCTTGGTCACGAGTTTTTAATCCTGCTAACTGTTGATTGGTTGAATGTATATCTCCGTTAATAACTTCTTCAATGTAATCAACATCATTCATATAATGTGCTAACATTCTTAACTCTAATCCACTAGCATCTATTCCTACAAGTTTATATCCTTCTGGCACAGTCCAACAAGACCTACATTCTTTACCATAAGGACTATGTAAGTTAGGAACTTGTGCCATGTTAGGACCTCTATGTGTCATTCTCCCTGTAATAGTTCCGTTAGGTATAACTCTACCATGAACTCTATCATCTTTAAGTTCATCAATCCAAGATGATACTTGAGCTATACGCTTTTGATATAATAAATAATCAGCAATAAGTTTAGCTTCTTTAATATGTGTTATCTTTTTAAGAGTAGCCTCATCTACAATAGGTTGTCCTGTAGGAGTAAACCTTTCAGGTTTCCAACCAAAGTCAATAAGATATTCTCCTATTTGTTTTCTACTACCTAGATTAAACTCAACTAATTTTTTACGCATAAAAGGTTCGTGGTTATTTGATTCAAGTATAGTATTATACTCATCATCAGTAAGTCCTCGCTTACTTAACTGTCCATCCTTTTTAATGTAAGGAGTGACAAGCTTATCATCAATCCATTTAGGTTTAAAAGTTGTCTGAACTTCATCTTCTACATCTGCCATATTTTGTTTTAGTTCTGCTAACAAAGTCATAGCTTGTTTAGTATCAAAATAAAATCCTGTATTCTCTTGTTCACGCATAATTGCAGCAGTTAATTGTTCTAAATCAAAAGACTGTTTACTAAATCCCATACCCTCTTTCTGTAAGAATTTATATACAGCTTCGTTAAGAACTACATCTTGAGTACAATAGTCTAACATCTCTGGAGTATAGTTATCAAACTCTGGTTGTTCTTGTTTAGGTACTCCTAATCTATAACCCCAAGTTTTTAAACTATGTCCGTTCTCTCTGATAGGATTATATAATCTTGACATAACTAATGTGTCAATAATCTTTCCAGAGTATGTAAAGTTAAATAACTTTTTAAGTACCGGTAAATCAAAACCTATAATGTTATGACCAATCAAAGTGTTGGCACTTCTTAATAAATCTAAACCATCTTCAAGTTCATCTGGTCCAAACTTATATGTAGTACCATCAACTTCTTTAGCTACTATACACCATACTTTTGTAGCATCAAGGTCATCGGTTTCAATATCAAATACTATATTAGAAATCTTCTGCATCAAATGTTTCCTCCTCTGATATTTCATGTAGTCTTCCTGTTTCAATATCATATCTTAAACTACAAGCCATACCTGTGTCGCCTGTATATCTTGACTTTAATACTCTTACTTTAGTTATGTTAGCTTCATCAGGATTTTCTGCTTGTTGATTTCTTTCAAGTGCTATAACACAATCTGATAGTTGTGCAATACCTTGTGAGCCTTTAAGATGTGATAGCGATACTTGTATTCCTTTCTCATGTCCTCTATCTCCTGCTGCTCTTCGTAAATGTGACACTAATATCATACCTACTCCTGTTTCTTCTACAAGACTACGCAATCTATTCATAAGCATATCAATACCTCTGCGTTCATCTCCCTCTGTGAGTACATTTACAAGCATATGTAAGTGGTCAACTATTACCCAATCACATTCACAACCTACAATAATATATCTTAATTTAGAAAAGATTTCATCTATATCAGTTGCTCCTAAATGTGCATGGATAAATACTCTACCTTGTTGTATAGCACTATCAAATAAAGTATTAAGTTCTTCATCAGTATATTTACTGCGTTTTTCTGATAGATATATTCTGTCGTTAGCTTCAATAGATACAATCCCATCAGCAGTTCTTAACCAATTCTCTTCTAGTGCTATAATACCTACATTATCTTCTGTATTTTTTATAAGGTGGTGTTCAAGTTCTCTAGTCACACTAGACTTACCAAGTCCTGTACCACCTGTAAGAGTGACAAGTTCTCCTTTACGCATACCATATAACTTTTTGTTCAAGCCATCCCATGGATATGCAATACTTTCTTTTACCTCTCTGTTAATCCAATCATCTTTCTTGCTAGATAAATCCATAATCCCAGATGGTGTATAAGTCTTGGCTTCCCACCATGCTGTTGAAAACTCTTGAAATTTTTTCTTGGCTAACATTTCGTTAGCATCTTTATATCCATTAGGTAAGTTTATTATCTTTGCTTTAGATGGTTTAAGTATTCTAGCTACCTGCCTTGAAGCATCTATACCTGCCTTGTCGTTATCAAAACATAAAACCACATTGTCAAAACTCTCAACAAACTCAATGCTCTCTCGTATATCTTTAACAGCAGATGAAGCACCTCGTTTAATTGATACAACACTAGACTTACCTTGCATCAATTCATAGACTGCCATTGCATCACACTCTCCCTCTGTAATAGTTAAATACTTACCACCTTTATTCCGATACAGTTGTTCTCCAAACAATCCTGTGCCGTCAAAAGTTCCATTACAAGCAAAGTTTTTATTGTCAACATATCTAGTCTTGGTTGCAACTATCTCACTTCCATTATGAAAAGGATAGATGTGTTGTTTAACATTACCATTATGGTCTTTAACTATCTTAACACCAAACTTTCTAGCAGTTTGTTCTGTTATATTTCTATCGGTTAAAGGTGCATAGATACCTGTATATGAATTTAGGAATGATGTTTCTGGTTGTTTCATTTCCACTACATTATCATCTGCGTTATCATAGTCTGGAAAAAATGTATTACAGCTAAAGCATTTAGCAGAGCCGTTATCATTAAGTGAAACAGCATCGCTACTATCACACTTTGGACATGGTAGTTTATGTTTAATAAATTTTGTATTCAATTCTATCTCCTGTAAAAAAGTGAGGCGTTGTTTATAGGATGCTTATATAAACCCATCCAGCAGGAATATTCCTTTAAGTGCCTTCCTGCACTAATCGCTTATTGGCACACCTCATGCTAGTTTGATTGATTTAAAGACAGCTTAAAATACTAGCAAAGTCTGTCTACACATATTGGTTTTGTTGTTTAAAGTCTGTTCAAACCCCTCGCTATATGAGAAAAATCAGACTAGTATATTACGATACCTCGTTTAAAGAATCATCTTCATCTGAAGTTTCTTCTTCTTCAATAGTTTCGCCACCATCTTCTGTTGGTGTTTCAACTATAGCTTCAGGACAATCAGCTAGTAATGTTTCAAGATTACCTTGATGTCCTTGTGTAGCAAAGTTTAGTGCTTCAACTAAAGTATTTAGTGTTCCCATTTTATTAATACTAACATTAGCATTTATTCTGGAATCACTATTTTCTATCTTTGAAACATCATAAACTGTTTCGCCACTTTCATTCTTGATGGTAATAATCATTATTAAAACTCCTCGTTATCATCAAAAAATTCTGACCCATCTTCAGCTTTGTATTCAACTAGCTCAATGACTTGGACACCTTGTAGGTCAAGACTTTTTCCAGACTTACCTGCATACTCCCATTCAAATTCACTACATTGAACTCTAACTTTAGAGCCATTCCCTACAGCTAGATTAATGTCTTGCTTGTTCTGGTCAAGAAGTCTTGGAGCATTCCTAATCATACCATTAGGACCATTGACTTTTCTCTTAACAATCAAAGCAGGACCTTCATCCATCTGCTTTACTGTATGCCCACGACTAGCAAAGTCATCTGCTGTCGCTTGGTCAACAACTAGGTTGACTGTATATACAGGTTCAAAAGTCGTATTAGGTGTCTTAATAGATGCCCAATACGCAGTTCCTTCTACTATCATATTTACCTCCTATGATTAAGTTTGAAGTTGTTAAAAACTAGGAGAGTTGTGAGCCAACTACTCTCGGAGTTGTGGTTAGAACCAAACCTACTAACACATGGAGATAGAGGGCTTGTTCGGTTGCTCATTGAAATGCCATTATACACTATTTAGTTCTCCGTGTCAAGTAAAATATTATCTAAATGTTCTACATCTACATCATCTAATATCTCTACTATAAAATTATCGCCTTGATATTCAACAGTATGAGCAATATCTATGTCTGCTTTTTCTTTTATGATTACCAGACTTTCTGTAAATTCTTTGTATTCTTCTTTAGTCATTGTTGCTTTCATTTAACTCTCCCAATGTCTTATAATATGAATTGTAATTAATAAAATTACTACCAATCCTTGTATAAATATTGCATCTCCTACATACATTTTCTTCTCCTTTTATTTTAATAAATATAAAAACCATACACAAACTACCATACCTAACAGCGATAGTTTCATTAATAAATCATGTGTCATAATCTTGTTCCTCTATAGTTAGTTCAACCCAACTACCTAAATCTTTTTGATTAAAGCCACCTTGTATATTTTCTAAACTACATTGAGTTAGGTTGTCATCTTTTAAATGATAAAACCATACTTCATCATTCGGATTAAATTCTTTTAATTTATCTTGTAATTCTTGTATTGTCATTTCTTTTTCTCCTTATCATAGATAATTAAACCTGCTCCATAACAACACACCATTACAAATACAATTAGTATTCCTAGTCCATTATTCATGTTGCCCACCATTCTGGTTTATCTCTACCCTTTTCCCACTTTGCATAGTGTTTCTCATGAATACAATAATCTCTATATGCTTTAATAGGGTTATTATTTTTATACTCATCAGGCATAGCCTGTGCTAGTGGTGTTTTTTCATATGCCACTTTAATATTAGCAGGTAATCTAACTAAAGGCATTTTTAGTTTAGTTATACTTGCATGTTCTCTACCATATCTAAACTTATACTCTCTACCTAATGCTAAAAAATGAGCATACAACCAAAGATAATTAGCACTACATTCTCTTGCCCATACTGTGCATGGATGATTCCAATAAGCTTTTTTATACAAGCCATGTTCATTACAATAATCTTCACGACCTACTATTCTATGTGCTGTGCATAACATCTGTGCTGTTTCCAATGGCATTTTTACCAGCATTTTATCTGGTTGTGCCTTCGCTGATGTTATTGGACACTCACTAAAATAAAATATATTCATCTTCCCTGCCCTCTATATGCTTTATAACTTCTCTTTTTATTTTTGTTCATATGTTTGGTTGATATTTTAATAGTCCTAGAACGCCCTCCTATGCCCTGTGAGGTAGACTTTTTAACATGGTCTATACTTTGTATTACCTTTGTTCTTAAAGCCATTCTACCCTATCCTTTTTTCTTTTGTCGTTATACTCTGTGACTTGTTTACCATTACCATATGTAGTAATCATTTTAGTCCACTTACCATTAGCATACCTACAATCTATAGATGTAATTGAGTTATCTATTTGTTCTTGTTCAAGTTTTTCTTTTTGCTCTTGAACTTTATCTTTATATTGTGTCATGTATTACTCCATCCTTATCTACAAACCAAGACAAAGAACTACCATGCTCAAACAAATCTTCTGCTATCTGAAATAAAATTTCATCTCTATCATCATCAGCATGGTAGCCTAGTCTATCTTCGTAAGTAAATATATCTGCCTCTAGCTTACCTTGTTTATCAAGTTCTTCTACTTGTTCCATTATCTTTTTAAATTCTTTTTCATTGTGTTGATTACTCATAGCCTAACTCCTGTAAATGATTTATAAGCATAGTTAATCCATCTTTAATTCCTTTGTGTTCTGCTTGTGTATGGCTATCATTTACCCAATCATCATCATCAATAATATCTTCTGCTATCCATTCTATTCGTTCTAAAGTTATTTGTTTACTCATACTATTTCTCCATTACTCCATTTAATTAAGTCTTTACCTAATTGTAAAGCTTGTTCTTTTGTTATCTGAATACTACTAAAATGTTTTCGTATGAATACAAGTCTATCATTACTTTCTCTATCAAGATTATCAAAATCATCTTCAAAAAAATTCTTTTGATGTATACCAATCATTACACCATGTTCAGTTCCACCCGAAAATTGATTTAATGTTAAATCTTTTGCTTTAGTTTTTATTTCAGTTGACATCTTTTATCTCCTATAAATATAAACATCCCACTTTACTGCGTGTTCTAGTGGACAAAAAGTTATTCTCCTATAATTATAGTTAGGATTATTTCTGCCCCACCT